TAGTTGCTGCTGGTGGTACTGCTATAGTATCTGGTTTAGGTACTATTAGTTCTGTAAGCATTGGAAATAGTGGTTCTGGATATAGACCTGGTATTCAGACAGTAGTTAATGTAGGTGTTCAAACTTTAAGCACAGGAGCACCTAATATTGAGTTTATTGGTACTGCTGCTATTAGTGGTGGTAATATTGTAAGTATTGCCATTACCAATCCTGGTACTGGTTATACATCAACCAATCCACCATCAGTTGTTATAGATGAACCATTATCTTATGATAATATGCCTCTATTCTATTCTTCAAATCAATCTGGAGTAGGATCAGAAGCAAGAGCAAATATAGTTGTTGGATTGGGTGGTAGTGTAATTGATTTTGAAATTATAAATCAAGGATATGGTTATGGTGAAACTCAAAAGTTAACCATAGGTGTTGGTGGTGCTGTTGGTATTCCAACTGCTGGTGCTGATGAATTTAGAGAATTCCAATTAACAGTCAATGAAACTGTAAGTGATAGTTTTGCTGGATGGACTGTGGGAGATTTCCAAGTTTTAGATCCTTTGGATTCATTGTTTGATGGAAAGACAACTTCCTTTGCATTGAATTTAAATGGAGTACAGCAAACTATTCAGTCCAAGCCAGGATCAAATATAGATGTTGAAGTTGCTATATTAGTATTCATTAATGATATTCTTCAGGTTCCTGATGTAGGATATACCTTTAAAGGTGGTAGTTATATTACCTTCAAAGAAGCTCCTAAAGAAGGAGATACTTCTAAGATTCTTTTCTATCAAGGAACAGGATCTGTTGATGTTACTAATGTAGATATTTTAGAAACTATTAAAAAAGGAGATGAAGTTAAATTATATGATCAGGATATTTCATTAGAAGAAAATAATAGAACAGTAACTAATCTTAATTCATCTGACAGTCTTAATACTAATCCTTATGCTGGTCCAGGAATTACAACTAATGAAACTTTTGAAAGATCTCTTAATTGGTCTAGACAAACTAAAGATAAATTTATAGATGGAGTAGCAATTACTAAGGATAGACCTCATTATGAACCACTAATATATCCTAATACTAATATTATTCAATCAGTTGGAGTAGGATCAACTGTAATTTATGTTTCTAATATTAGAACTTTCTTTGATAGTTCTAAAGAAAATTATAGTGGACAAACTGATATTAGAATTATATCTCAAGATAGTTTGGTTGGAGCATCTGCTACTGCTTTTGTTTCTGTTGCTGGAACTGTAACTTCATTTGATATAACAAATCCTGGTGTTGGGTACACAATAGCACCAACTGTTTCCATTGTTACTCCTATAGGTTTGACAACATCTCAAGGTGCTAGAGCAACTGCTACTATTAGTGGTGTTGGAACTGTAAATGCTATTACAGTTTCTTATGGAGGAACAACTAGTGGATTTGCTTACACTAGCACTGCTGCTCCAGCAGTTCTAATAGGAGAACCCAAATCAGTTACTTCAATAGAGACTATTGAGAATGTATCATACTCTGGTGATTTTGGAATTATATCTGGTATTTCTACAACATCTGTTGGAGTAGCATCAACTGGTATTGTATTTGATTTACTTCTTCCAAAAGATTCATTATTCAGAAATGCTGCCACTGTAGGAAGTGCATTAACAGTAAGTGGAATTTCTACTGGATATTACTTTACTGTATTTAATTCTAATGTAGGTAATGCAGTAACTTCTCTATATCAAGATGGTACTGTAGTTGGTATAGGAACTTCCTTCTTAGATAATATCTATGAAGTTGCTAGTGTTTCTATAGGTCAAACTATTGGTCTTGGAATTGGACAAACATATGTTGCTAAAGTAACAGTAAGTGTTCAAGATTATAATGGACTAACTGGTCTTGGATATAGTGAATTCTTTGGTGAATATAGTTGGGGTAGAATTGATACTGCTCCAAGAGGAAAGGCTAGAGTATTTAACTCTTATGCTGGTAATAGTAATGGATTAGTTGGTATAACTACTTCAGCTATTGTTGAAAGAGTGAATCCTTTAAGATACGTAAATTACAACACATAAATAACTAAAAAAATACGTAAAAATGTCAGCCATTATAACTGATCAACTTAGAATATTGAATGCTAAGAATTTTGTCTCAGCAGCAACTTCTACTGTCAATTCATATTATTCTTTTGTTGGTTTACCTAATGCTACCAACTATTCTTCTACTTGGGACAGCAATCCGCCAGCTCCTAAGGATAGTTTTGATCAAGAGGATGATTATTGGGATACTATGGTAGCACTGAAGAAAATTACAACTTCAGATGTACGTAGAGTGGTTAGTAAGAATACTTGGACTTCTGGTATAACTTATGACATGTATAGAGGAGATATTAGTAGAACAAATACAGCACAACCTTCTGGTGCAACTAATTTATATGCATCCAAATATTTTGTAGTAAATGAAGATTATAAGGTTTATATTTGCTTGCAAAATGGTACAGACCCAGAAAATACTACAGGAAGACCTTCTCTAGACCAACCTACATTTACAGATTTAGAACCTAGATCTGCAGGAGATAGTGGAGATGGTTATGTATGGAAATATCTTTATACTATTAAACCTAGTGATATTGCTAAGTTTGATTCAACCAATTATATGCCAGTTCCAGGTGATTGGGAAACAAGCACTGATAATGCTGCTGTAAGAGATAATGCATCAACTAGTGGACAATTAAAAATTGCTACTATTATTAATAGAGGATCTGGTATAGGAACTGCTAATAGAACTTACACTGGAGTTCCTGTTAATGGTGATGGTTCTGGTGCTGAAGCAACTATAGTCATCAATAACGATGCTAAAGTAGAGTCTATTAATATAGCAAAAGGTGGATCTGGATATACCTATGGAACTATAGACTTAGTTTCTGGTGGGGTTCCTGTAGGAACTACTACACCAGTATTTAATGTCATCATACCTCCTCAAGGTGGACATGGAGCAGATATTTATAGAGAGTTAGGAGCTACTAATGTTTTAGTTTATTCTAAGATTGAAAATGACACAGAAAATCCAGATTTTATAACAGGAAACCAAATTGCTAGAATTGGAGTTGTAGAAAATCCTCAAGCCTTTGATTCAACTGCTAATTTAACTCTTTCTAAAGCTAGCTCTCTTTATGCTTTAAAATTAATAGGAGCAGGTTACACTACTGCTACTTTTGATTTAGATGGTCAAGTAACTCAAACTGTAGGAGTAGGTTCTACTGCTGTAGGAAGAGTTGTTTCTTATGATCAAACAACAGGAGTTCTTAAATATTGGCAAGATAAAAGTTTAGTTGGATTTAATAGTGATGGATCTTTGAAAACTGATCCTACTTATGGATATGCATTACATCCATTTACAGCAAATCCTGCTACTGGAGGAAATGTAAATATTGCTAGTAATGAGGGTACTTTAGGAATAGATACTAATTTTGGAACATCAGGTAGTCCTGGTATAAGTACCATAATAAATAATAGAACATATTACCTTGGACAGAGTTTTACTCAAGGAGTTTCTAATCCTGAAGTTAAAAAATACTCTGGAAATATAATTTATGTTGATAACAGACCTTCTATTACTAGGTCTGCTAACCAAAGAGAAGATATCAAAGTCATTTTGCAATTCTAAAGAATCATGCCTCAGGAAACTAATTTAAACGTCGCTCCTTATTTTGACGATTTTGATACTCAAAGTAATTATTGCAAAATATTATTTAAACCAGGATTGCCAGTTCAAGCTAGAGAATTAACTGGTGTACAATCTGTTCTTCAGGATCAGATTGAAAAGTTTGGTAAACATGTTTTTAAAGAAGGAGCGTCTGTAACTGGGGGCGGAGTAAGGTATAGTGGTGGATATCATTGCGTTAGAATTAAACCTACTAACGAAGGAATAGATGTTTTATCTTATATAAGTAAACTTGTTGGTGAAACAATAATTGGTAGTCAATCTGGAGTAAAAGCTCAAATAAAAAGTTATATAGGTCAACCTACTGGGCATAATTGGTATATTTTGTTTATTGGTTATTTAAATACTGGAGGGGAAGATAATGAAGTATTTCTTCCAGGAGAAAGTTTACTATTAGATAATAATATATTAACTACAAATTCTGGTATTTCTTTTCAACCAGGAGAACCAGTAGCTCAAACTGCTGAAGGAACTGTTTCATTTACTGGAGCAGCTGCAGTATTATCTGCTGGTATTTATTTTGTAAAAGGATATTTTATTGATGTACCAAAACAAACTCTTATTTTAGATCCTTTTAGTAATAATATTAATGTTGCAGTTGGATTGAAAGTTAAAGAAACTATTGTTACTCCTGATTTAGATGAATCTTTAAATGATAATGCTGCAGGATATAGTAATTATACTGCTCCAGGAGCAGATAGATTGGCAATATCTGTAAAATTAACACAAAGACCTCTTGATGAACAAAAATCAGCTGATTTTATAAAGTTGATGGAGATTAGAAATGGTCATTTATTGAATTTAAGACAAGAAAATGATTATAATGAGTTGGCAGTAGAGTTAGCATCTAGAACTTTTGATGAATCTGGTAATTATTATATTAAACCATTTACAGTTACTCCTAAAAATACTTTAAATGATTATGAAGGAAATAATGGAATTTTTAATGAAAATCAACAAACTTACAATGGTCTAATTCCAAGTAAAGATCTAGGAACATATAAGATATCTCCAGGAAAAGCTTATGTTGAAGGATATGAAGTAGAAACAGTTGTTCCCACATATCTTGATTTTGAAAAACCAAGAACTACTAAAACTTTAGAAAAACAAAGTATTAACTATGTTACTGGTCCAACATTTACTTTAAATAGAGTTTCTGGTGCTCCTAAAATAGGAATAGGTACTGATTATACAGTAAGCTTAAGGGATCAAAGAATAGGGGCTGCATCTACTACTGCTGCTGGTAAAGAAATTGGATTAGCACGTGTATTTGATTTTGCTTTAGAATCTGGATCTTATAATACTTCTAATTCTGATGAAAATGAATGGGATATTTCTTTATATGATATACAACCTTATACTAATTTAACTTTAAATACTAATCCAGAAAGTGCTTTAGTTGTTCCTACTCATATTAAAGGAAAATCTAGTGGTTCAACAGGATATTTAAGATATAATTCTGTCGGTACTGCTGTTACTGTTTATAATACTAAAGGAAAATTTATTCCAGGAGAACCATTAGTTTTTAATGGATCTACTAGTGGAAATATTGCTGTAGCAGCAACATCATATACTACCAGTGATATTAAATCTATAAATGGAACAGTAAGTACAGCTAGCACATTTAATGCAGATGTGAAACAAAGTGTATATTCTAATATAGGTGAAGTTAATATTAGTATTGCTACTACTTCTGGAGCTTACTTAGGTATATCAACAGTTACATTTACAGATCCAACTAAATTCTTTATTGGCATTGCTACTGTTGGAAATCTTGTAGAATATACTAATCCAGGAAAAAGTACTGTTTCTTATGCAAGAGTAGAGAGTGTATCTCAAAGCTCTTTAACTATTGCTGGAGTTACTAGTGTTACTGGTGTATGTGATGGAGGTTTACCTACATCTACAATTAATCCATCAAACTTTAAGATATTAACTTCTCAATTCCAAACTTCACAAGATAATAATTTATATACAAAATTACCTAAAAATAATATATCAAATATAAATTTAACAGATGCTCATATTACAATTAGAAAGCAATTTGATGTTAATATAACAGATAATTCTACTGGTGTTATTAATAGTGGAAGTTCATTAGAAACTTTCTTACCTTATGATGAAGAAGATTATGTTTTGATAAGGGATGATGGTACTACTGAAAATTTATCTGCAGATAAATTTGATTTGAATCTAGGATCTACAGAATTAATTATTAATGGATTAGGTACTAATAGTGGGGCTACATTAATAGCAACATTACGTAAAATAAAAGTAAGAGAAAAAGTTAAAGAAAAGCAAAAAATTAATATTCTTACTGTAGTTGGATCAGCTAGTTCTTTATCTGGAAGTACTACTGCTACATTAAATGATGGTCTTACTTATAATACTGTTTATGGTACTAGAGTTCAAGATAGTGAAATTTCCCTTAATGTTCCTGATGTAACTAAGGTTTATGGAGTACTTGAATCTAATACTTCCAGTGCTCCTGTTTTACCATCACTCTCATTAATTTCTATCAACAGTTCTACATCTAAAACAGGTGATTTATTGATTGGAGATAAGTTTACTGGTAAAGATAGTAATGCAATTGGATTGTATGTAAGAAAGAAAACTGATACTTCTATAGATTATTTACTTTTAAATGATTTTGCTTTTCAAGTTGGAGAAGTAATTACTTTTTCAGAATCTGGAATTACTGCTACTATTGGTAGTATTTCATTAGGTTCTAATAATATAACTAAGGAATTTAGTTATGATGCTGGTCAGAAAAGCACAATTTATGATTATTCTAGATTAATAAGAAAAGAAGGGTATTCTGCTCCCACTAAAAGTTTAAGTATAGTATTTGAATCTGCATATTTTACTGCATCAGATACTGGGGATATTACCACTGTTAATTCATATGATAATTTTGATTATGGAAAACTTCCAATTATTAATGGTGATAGAGTAAGTGATATTATAGACATAAGACCTAGAGTGTCTGAATTTTCAGGAACTTCTAGATCTCCCTTTGAATTTTTAGGTAGAAATTTTACAGCAACTGGAAATTCTTCTGCTAATATATTGGCATCTGATAGATCTATTTTAATAGATTATTCTTTCTATCTACCGAGATTAGATAAAATATATTTAAGTAGAAGTGGAGATTTTCAATTAATAAAAGGAACTCCTTCAGAAGACCCTCAATGGCCTGGTGCTATTGATGGAGCTTTAGATTTAGCATCTATAACATTACCTGCTTATCTTTTTGATATTAATCAAGTAAGTATTAGTCTTGCTAAGTATAAAAGATATCAAATGCGTGATATCAATAAACTTGAGAAAAGAATTGAAAATTTAGAATTTTATACTTCTCTTTCTTTGTTAGAAAGAGATACTTTGAATATGCAAATTACTGATACTGATGGATTAAATAGGTTTAAATCTGGATTTTTTGTAGATGATTTTTCTAATACAGATAATCAACTCAAAACTACTGCTGTAAAGAATGCTATAGATTATCATCATGGAGAATTAAGACCAGCTCCTTATACAACTGAATTAGATCTTAAATTAGATTTAAATAGTGCTAATGGTATTAGAAAAACTGGTAGAGTATTAACTTTAGATTATGAGGATAGAGTATTTATTTCTCAGCTTTTTGCTACTAGAGTTGAAAATGTTACTCCTTATCTGGTAAGTTATTATGGAGGAACTATAGATTTACTTCCAGATAGTGATATTTGGTTAGATGAAGTTGTTCTTGAAGCTCGTCATGAAGATTTAACTACTTATAGTGAAAATACTGAACAATTAGATCAGTCTGATTTTGATTCCAGAACTGGATTTAGTCCAGTAACTTGGGATTCTTGGTCAACTAATTGGACAGGATGGGAGGATTTGGGTACAAGCGTTAGTGCTGCTTGGCAAGGAAATAATAAGATTAAAACCACAACTACAAGTCAGCAAAGAGTTGGAACTGAAACTAGAACTGGTAGAAGAGAGTTAATTAAAGAAACATTTAGTACTATAAATGAAGGACCTAAGGTAATTAATACTGAATTATCTTCTTACATGAGGTCTAGGAATATTAAATTTAGTGCTTCTACTATGAAGCCATCAACTAGTGTGTATGCATTCTTTGATGGTCAAGATATTAAAAAATATATTATTCCAAAACTTCTTGAGATTTCAATGGTTACTGGAACTTTCCAAGTAGGTGAAACTGTAATAGGTACTAATTCTAATGGAGATGAATTTATTAGATTTAAAGTAGCTCAGTCAAATCATAAATTTGGACCTTTTGATGCTCCTACTTCAACATATACTTCTAATCCTTATTTCCAATTTACCCCATTAACAACAGGAACATCTGTTCTTGTTGATAATATAGTACCTTTATCTTCTCAAACATCCATAGAAGGATCTGCATCATCTGATATTTCTCAGGTTCCTGAATTATATTCTACTACTTCTGTATTACTTAATGTAGATTTAGATAGTTTAGCTGAAAAAGCAGATAATACTTTTTATGGATATGTTGAGAAAGGTATTTCTTTAACAGGACAAACATCTAATGCTCAAGCTACACTTTCTAATTTAAGAATAAGAACTGATATTGTTGGAAATGTTTTAGGATCTTTCTTTGTTCCCAATCCCAATGATGTAACTTCTCCAAAATTTGAGTGTGGTCAAAAAGTCTTTAGACTTACTACAAGCAATATTAATAGTCAAATACCTGGTAATGTTACTTCAGATGCAACCAGAGTATTTGAAGCAACAGGAACAATTGATACACTTCAATCAACTATAATATCAGTTAAAAATATTCATACAGATATTATAACTAGACAAGAATCTAGAAGTGTAAGAGGAGAAACTACTACTTCTAGTAGCAGTAGAGTAATAGATAGAAGAGGATCAAGTGGTGGTGGTGGAGCTACACCAACAGTAAATCCAAATCGTCCTGATAATGAAGTAGGAGTTAAGCACTTAGTTGATGTATTCCAAGCTGGAGATAATGGATCAGCTGATCATTTTAATCAAGATTCTAGTGGTACTCGAGCAGTTGATCCTATAGCTGATGCTTATATTGCAGAATTTGGAAATGATGATAGATTGGATGAAGGTGCTGCTGCTTATTGGAGTGCATCTATAGAAAGTGAATTGGGTGCTGATGCTTCTTATGATGAAATTGTTAGTAGGATGACTGAACATATACAATTCGCTAAAGGACTTGAAGAAAAGGATGAAGCAACAGGTGCAGAAGCAGGAACAGCTGCTGCAGAATTTGTTGCAGCACATGATGCCAATGCAATAGCAACTGGTGGTCAAACAGTAGCTGAAGGTAATGCTGCTTTGGCTGCAGCAGCAGGATTAGAAGAGGGTGAGAGTTTTTCAGACTTTACTGATCCTTGTCCTCATGGTCAAGATGATCCATTAGCTCAATCATTCTGGGTTTCTGAATCAATTTATGTTACTAAAGTAGATCTTTATTTTGCAACTAAAGATCAATTCTTACCTGTATCTGTTCAATTAAGAACAATGAAATCAGGAGTTCCTACTACTGAGATAATACCTTTTGGTGAGGTTATATTAAATCCAGAAGATGTTAATATATCTGATGATGGTACTGCAATTACCACAGTTACTTTCCCATCACCTGTTTACTTACCAGGTGGAAAATCTTATTCTTTAGTTTTATTATCACATAGTAATGAATACAATGTTTGGATTTCTAGAATGGGTGAAGTTGATGTTCAAACAAGAGATCAACCAGAATCTGAACAAATTACTGTTGCTTCTCAGCCTACTTTAGGTTCTTTGTTTAAATCTCAAAACGGAGAAACTTGGAATCCAAGTCAATATGAAGATCTTAAATTCACTCTTTATCATGCTGATTTTTTAACAAGAACTGGAAGTATTAATTTTACAAATCCACCATTAGAAACTTTTTCTGATGATATTTCTCCATTATTAAAAGATTCATTCTCTCTTACTTCTAACACAGTTAGAATAGGATTTAATACTACTATTACTGATACAGGAATAACTGTTGGAAATTTAATTTCTCAAGATGGTAGCAATGCTACTGGAAGATTTGCAGGTGCAGCAGGAACAGCAACTGGTAATTTAACTATTACTAATGCTGGATTTGGATATACCCCTTCTTCAGGTAGTCAAGTATATTCTGCAGTTTCGCTTAATGCTATTACTGGTTCTGGTAGAAATGCTACTGCTAATATCACTATTACTAATGGTGTAGCAGTTGCTGCAACCATATCAAATGGAGGTAGTGGTTATGCTTTAGGTGATGTGGTTGGAATAACATCTGTAGGTATTAATTCTTTAGGTAGAGATATTAAGTTCTCCATTGCAGGTGTTACTGGAACCAATGAATATATTCTTGAGAATGTTCAAGGTGATTTTGCAACTGGTGTAGGTAAGACAATTAGATATACTACAAGTGCAGGAATAGTTACTCTTAATCATACTGCTGGTGGAAATGTTTGGTTATCAGGAGATCCTGTAACAGTTAATGATGGACTTCATATTAAAGTCAATCAAAAGAATCATGGAATGCATTCCACACAGAATACAGTAACATTTAATGATGTTCAATCTGATGTTCCTGTTACTCAATTAGCAGCAGATTATGATTCTTCTTCAACTGGATCTATTGTTGTAGATGATGCTACAAACTTTAGTGAATTTGAGAATGTAGGAGTTGGAACCACTAACTTAGGTTATATTAAAGTTGGAAAAGAAATTCTTTCTTATACTGGAGTGACTAATAATACTCTAACAGGTGTTACTAGAGGTGTAGATTCTACTCAGACTTTAAATCATAATCAATTAGATTTTGTTAATAAGTATGAGTTAAATGGGGTATCATTGAGAAGAATTAATACTAATCATAGTTTAGCAAATGCTACTGTTTCTAATTCTATAGGATTAGATTACTATAATGTTAAAGTTGATATGTCTACTAATGGTGTAGATAGATCTGTATCTACTCACTTCCCTAAATTACGTTTTAATGAAACTAAATCTTCTGGAGGAGATAAGATTCTTTCTTCTGAAAATATACCATTTGAAATAGTGCATCCTATTGTACAGAATGTAACACCAACAGGATCTAATATAACATCACAAATTAGAACTGTTACTGGATCTAGTATAGATGGTTCTGAACTTTCTTTTGTTGATCAGGGATTTGAAAGTATTACTATTAATTCTAATAATTACATGTCATCTCCTAGAGTGATAGCTTCTAGAATTAATGAAACAACATCATTAACAACTCTACCAGATAATAAATCATTTACTATGACCTTAGATTTATATGGTAGAAATAGATGGATTTCTCCTATAGTTGATTTGGATAGGATAGGTGTTATTCTTACTTCTAATAGGATTAATAATCCAGTTGATGATTGGATTACTGACAATAGAGTTAATACTATAAAGGATGATCCTAATTCATTTGTATATGTAACTAAACCAATTACTTTAAAATCTGGAGCAACTGGTATTAAAATTCATATGGAAGGACATATTAATGTAACCAGTGATATTAGAGCATTCTATGGTATTTCTGAAGATCCTAATGAGGAATTTGTTTATCAACCATTCCCTGGATATACTAATTTATTCCCTACTGGACAAATTATAGATCCAGCAAAGAATAGTGGATTGCCAGATAAAGCTCTACCTAAGACTGATGTTGTAGCATATTCTTCAGAAGATGTAGTATGGAATGATTATGAATTCACTATTGATGATCTTCCTACTTTTAAATACTTTAGTATTAAATTAGTGGGTACTGGTACTAATCAGGCACAACCACCTAGAATGAAGAATCTTAGAGTTATTGCACTTGCATAATATGAAAGTTGAAGGACATAATAATCTCATTAGAGATGAAGGTACTAATGCTATAGTGAACACAGATTCATCTGAATATAATAATTATCTTTCACTTCGTGCTAAAAGAAAGCAAGGAACAAATAGGATAGATAATATGGAGAATGATTTGAAATCTTTAAAGGATGATATTAATGAAATCAAAACTTTACTAAGAGCACTATCTAATGGCTAAAAACACTCTTACTTTTGATCCTAGTGCAGGTGTTGCCTATGGTGTCAATCTTACTATCAATACTGGAGCAGATTTAGATGCTGACTATACTGTAGTTGGTACTTCTGGTACTGCTTTTGATTTTACTGGATATACTGGTTCTGCTCAACTTGCTAAGAGTGTAGCAATAGGTTCATCTGCATATGCATTAAGAACCTTTGAAGTTGGATTTACTAGTGCTAAAGGTGGTGAGTTTAGATTATCCTTAGGTTCTACTGATACTAGAACTTTATCAGAAGGTAGATATGTATATGATGTTTTAATAGGGTCTGGGTCTTCAGTTTATAGAATAGTATCAGGAGATGTGTTAGTTATAGCAGGTATCTCTTCTGCTCCTTCCTAAATAATCTTATACTAGTAAAGTAGATAAATGGCGCAACCAAGCACACGTGGGGAATTAATAGATTACTGTAAGAGGCAGTTAGGTGCTCCTGTGCTGGAAATTAATGTCGCAGATGAGCAGATAGAAGATATTGTGGATGATGCTGTTCAGTTCTTTCAAGAAAGGCATTTTGATGGTGTTTATCAGTCATATAGAAAATATAAGATAACTCAAGCAGATATTGATAGAGGAAAGGCAACTGGTGGGGCAGGTATAACAACTACTACAGTAGATACAACAGTTGGAGTTACTACTCAATTCAGTTATACTGAGAATAGTAATTATCTTCCTATTCCTCCAGAAGTTATAGGAGTTACTAAGATATTCCATTTTGATGGAAGTAATACTATCACTAACAATATGTTCAGTGTAAAGTATCAACTATTCTTAAATGATATTTACTATTGGGGTTCTACTGAACTTCTTTCCTATGCAATGGTAAAGACATATCTAGAAGATATTAATTTCTTATTAACTACAGAGAAACAGATTAGATTTAATAAGAGACAAGATAGGTTATATCTAGATCTTGATTTTGGTAGTTTATCAGTTGATGATTATCTAGTAATAGATTGTTTTACTTTACTAGATCCATCAACTTATCCTAGAGTATGGAATGATTCATTCTTAAAACCATATACTACTGCTCTTATTAAGAGGCAGTGGGGACAAAATATGTCAAAATTCCAAGGAGTTAAATTACCTGGTGGAATAGAATTGAATGGCATAGAAATGTATGAACAAGCAGAAAAGGAATTAGAAAGAATTAGAGAGATGATGTCTAATACTTATGAAATACCACCTCTTGATATGATAGGCTAATGGCATTAAATCCTTATTTCCTGCAAGGGTCTTCTACAGAGCAGAATCTAGTCCAAAGCTTAATCAATGAACAGATTAAGATGTATGGGGTGGATGTCTATTATATCCCTAGAAGATACATAACCAAAACTACTGTAATACAGGAAGTCATAGAGTCTAAATTTGAGGAAGCAATTCCACTAGAAGCATATGTAGATACCTTTGATGGATATGAGGGACAGGGTTCTCTTCTATCCAAGTTTGGTGTTCAGGCACTTGATGACTTAACTCTTGTAATATCAAGAGATAGGTTTGAGAATTATGTTACGCCACTTATTAAGAATATACCAAATATAGAATTAGCAACAAGACCTAAGGAAGGAGATTTAATATACTTCCCATTAGGTGATAGGTTATTTGAGATTAAATTTGTAGAGCATGAGAAACCATTCTATCAGTTAAAAGAAAGATATGTTTATGAACTTAGATGTGAGCTTTA